TGGTGCTAAAGTAAGCACTACTCCAAAGGCTAAACCCATGAAGAAGATGGGAGCTATGCGTGGCTACTAAACCCGGCTTGTATGCCAATATCGCCGCTAAACGCCGTCGTATTAAGGCGGGTTCCGGCGAGAAGATGCGTAAGGTAGGCAGCAAAGGCGCACCTTCGGCGCAGGACTTCAAAGAATCTGCTAAAACAGCTAAAAAGAAGAAATAATGCCAAAGAAAGCATATCAGAACCCAGAAGGTGGTTTAAACGCCAAAGGAAGGGCTTACTTCAAGCGAACAGAAGGTGCTAACCTCAAGCCTCCAGTTTCTGCTAAAGCGGCTGCAAAGTCGCCCAAAGCGGCTGGAAGGCGAAAGAGCTTCTGTGCAAGGATGGGCGGTGTCAAGGGTCCGATGAAGGATGAAAAGGGTAGACCTACTCGTAAAGCCTTGGCATTAAAGAAGTGGGATTGTGGTTCGTAAAGATTTTACTTGACAAAACAGTCAAACTATGATAGGATAGCACATGGCTTCAATGAACTATATTCAACTTGTTAATGACGTACTTATTCGCTTACGAGAGCCAGAGGCTTCCTCGGTATCGGATAACGCTTATGTTAAGCTCATTGCTCGTTATGTTAATGATTCTAAGCGAATGGTTGAGGACTCCTATAACTGGAATGCTCTATCAGAGACACTGTCTGCCACAACAACAGCCGATGTATTTAACTATGTATTAACAGGTTCTGGTCAACGCTTTCGTGTAATTGATGTACTAAACGACACTGATAACTTCTTTGTAACAAATGCTCCTACTGTGTGGATGGATCAACAGTTCTTGTTGACGACCCCACAAAAGGGTAGTCCAATGTACTATAACTTTAATGGTACAAACGCTAACGGCGACACACAAGTAGATTTGTTTCCTATTCCAAATGGTGCTTATAACCTTCGCTTTAACATTATTAAGCCACAAGTACCTTTAGCAATTAACGCTGATACACTTCTAGTGCCTGATGAGCCAGTCATCTTAGGAGCATTAGCTAGGGCGCAAGCAGAGCGTGGTGAGGACGGCGGTGTACAGTCTGGTGAGACTTATGCTTTATATCGTCAAAGTTTATCCGATGCAATTTCATTAGAATCAACTCGCTACATTGAAGAATCTCAATGGAACTGGGTCTAATGGCTAGTCAACTACAGACATCGTCGATAGCAGCACCGGGATTTTATGGACTCAATCTACAAGAGTCTAGTATTACTTTGTCTTCTGGTTATGCACTAAAAGCACAGAACTGTGTGATCGATAAGTATGGTCGTATCGGTGCAAGACGAGGATGGACTACAGTAAACTCTGCAGTTAATACTGACTTAGGATCAGGTAATCCAGTAGAGTTTATATTTGAATTAGTAGATGGTGGTAGTAATCAAGTGTTAAGTGCTGGTAATAATAAGTTATTCGTAGGAACTACTACGATGACTACTAAGACAGTGCGTAATACTACTAACAGCGGTGACGCTACTTATACTATTACAGCTAATAACTGGCAGGGTGCTGCCATGTCTTATGGAGATGTTACAGACTTCCAAGCTCATGTGTATTTAGCACAAGCAGCACACCCTATGCTAGTGTATCATGAGTTACCTATTTCTGGTAATCCTTTTAGTTCGCACGATAGTGGTACATTTGGCTACCAACGTGTAGGAGATGACGCTAAGTTACCTTCTAATCATAGCACAGCAACATTCATGCCTAGCTGGGTGCTTTCTGCTTATGGAAGAATATGGTGTGGTGGTATCTCAGGAGACACTCAGACTGTTTACTTCAGCGACTTACTAGCTGGTACAGACTTCTTAAATGGGTCTGCTGGGTACTTAAACCTACAAGAAGTTCTCCCTAATGGAGATCCTGTAGTCGCTGCTGCAGCACATAACGGATATATTATATTCTTTGGTCGTAAGAACATAGCAATCTATGCTAATCCGTTAGACATAGGAGCGTTAACACTTGTTGAAGTTATCTATAATGTAGGATGTATTGCTAGAGATTCAATACAGAACATTGCAACAGATGTGTTGTTTTTATCTGACTCAGGAGTTCGTAGTCTGCAGCGAGTAATCCAAGAGAAGTCCATGCCAATGCGAGATATCTCTAAGAATGTTCGTGATGAACTAATGGCTGCTGTAGCATCTGAGACAGACTTAACTAAGATTAAAAGCATCTACTATGAAAGAGATGCTATATATTTATTAACACTTCCTACAACTAAGTTTGTATACTGCTTTGATACTCGTGCTCCACTACAAGATGGTTCTATGAGAGTTACGGTGTGGGACAGTATTGAACCTAAGTCATTCTTTGTCACACAAGCTAGAGACTTATACTTAGGTAAGCCGGGATATATCGGTAAGTATTTTGGCTATGCTGATAATACTTCTAGTTATCGTCTTGCCTATTATACTAATTACTTTGACTTTGATGCGTCTACAAATCTTAAACTATTAAAGAAGATTGGTTGGATATTAATTGGTGGCACAAATCAACCAGTAGCTATTAAGTGGGGTTTTGATTATACCGAAAGCTACCAAGCTACCACATATAATCTCGACGCTGCTACAGTATACGAATATAATAACTCTACTGTAGATACTATCCCCGGATCATCCGAATATAATATTGCTGAATATACTTCAGGTATTGTTTTAGATCGATTTAATGTTAATGCTGGCGGTCAAGGAACTGTAATGCAATTAGGCTTAGAAGCAGATATTAATGGAAATCCAGTTTCAATTCAGAAAATAGACGTAGCAATTAAGCAAGGAAAGACTTTAGTCTAAGGACATACTATGGCAAACTATACAAAAGCAACTAACTTTACCGCTAAAGACGGTTTACCTACTGGTAACTCAGGTAAGATTATTAAAGGTACAGAGATTGATACGGAGTTCACAGCTATAGCTTCAGCTATTTCATCTAAGGCAGATATAAACAGTCCTGCACTAACAGGAACTCCTACAGCTCCTACGGCTACTGCTGCTACCAATACAACACAAGTAGCTACTACTGCTTTTGTTAGAACTGAGATTACAAACCTAGGCACTATCGGTACGATGGCTGCACAGAATGCTAACGCAGTAGCTATCACTGGTGGCACAGTAACAGGAATTACAGATTTAACAGTAGCAGACGGAGGCACTGGTGCTTCTTCGATTACTGCTAATAGTGTTATTCTTGGTAATGGTTCTTCTACTTTGTCAGGTAACTTAGTTGCTCCCGGCACATCAGGAAATGTTCTAACTTCAAATGGCACTACTTGGGCTTCTGTAGCGGTGGCTGCACCTACAGTAATTACACAGCAATCAAGAAGTGTTAATACAACACACTCAATTAGTGTCAGTGGTACTAATAGACCAATTATGCTGTCTATGCACTATTCTGGAATACAGGATGGAAACGCAACTATTAATGTAAATTTTCAGTGGGGTCTAGGTAGTTTAAGCGAGACATTTGATGCCTACCCAAGCAGAAATGTTAACTTTCAAGTTGACCCCAGTAATTCTATAACTGTATATTTAACACCAACAACAGCAACAACATTACAGTTTAAAGTTACTACAGTAAACTTAGCAAACGAAACATTCTGGGTATCAGCAATACAGTTGTAATGAGTTTTAAAGTACCTGTAGTCATTAGAAACGACTATACAATGTTTCTAGAATTACACGATGCAGCATTGTGGTTTCATACAGATGTACGAAAGTGGACATCGGAAATAAAAGTAAAGTATGTAGAAGATTTAAATATATTACAGGATTTAATAAACAGTCCTTTATTTGCACTGGTACAGCAACGAAATAAGAAACTCAGTAAATTTGGTAAAGTAATTGGTTTTAAATATGAACAACCCTTTTTAGGTAATGATAAACAAATGTATGACATCTATAGTAGGAGTAAATAATGGGTAGCTTTGCATCATTCGCAGGTCCAGTCTTTTCGGCTGTTGGAGGTCTCATTAGCGGAGGTAAAGCTGCTGACGCTGCCAGAGCACAGGCGGAAGCGCTTCGTGCTGCTGGTCTGCGTGCTTCGCAGATGGCACAGTTCCGTCCTATTGGTTTAACTACTGGCTTCGGAAGTTCTAGGTTTAAAGTTAATGAATTAGGACAAGTTGAAGAAGCTGGATATGAATTAACTCCACAGCTTCAAGCTATTCGTGATCGTTTATTAACTAGTGCTAGTGATTATGATCCTACACAGTTAGGAAAAGCAGCACAGCCTATTATGGGCGGTGCAGCTTCCTTGTTTAATTTAGGACAACAATATTTAGCAGAATCTCCGCAAGCAGCTGCACAGAGATTTGTACAACAACAACAAGAATTATTAGCGCCAAGCAGAGCAGCTCAGTTATCAGGTGTGCGTAGTAATTTATTTGCTAGTGGTCGTAGAGGCTTAGGTGTGCAAACAGGCACAGGAGGCGCTCCTACTTCTCCTGAGCTACAAGCATACTATAATGCTCTAGGACGACAAGATTTAGAACTTGCTGCTCGTGGACAACAAGCCGGTATGGAACAAACAAGATTTGGCGCTGGTCTGTTTGGTACTGGTAGTGAACTACTCGGTCAAGTACCACGTCTAACTTCTGCTGGTTATGGTCCATTAGAAACACAACTTGGTTTAGCGAGAACTGTAGAAGGACTAGGTCAGCAACCATTTGCAATGAGTCAAGAATTAGCTCGTTTACAAGCTGGTGCAGGCGCTCAAGCAGGTAATCTGTATCTACAACCACAAGCTGCTGCCGCAGATGCTTATTCTAGATACCAAAGCTATAGTCCGATAGGAGCAGCCTTTAGTGGTCTAGGTAGTTCAATGAGT